CGTTAACCCTAATGGAATTACAAGGGCAGCTACCATAGCAAAGGCTCCTAATGGAGCAATAAGAGAAGGTACTGCTGCCGATATATCTGTCATGCAAGTAAACAAAGGAGGAGATTTTAGTGTTGCCTTTAGTGCTATACAAAGAATAGAAGCAAGACTTGAGTTTGCTTTCTTGATGGCAAGATCAGTACAACGTGACGCAGAAAGAGTAACAGCAGCAGAGATAAATCTTATGGCACAAGAATTAGAGAATAGTCTTGGTGGTATCTATAGTATCTTGACTCAAGAGTTTCAACTACCATATCTCAGAAGACGTATGCACCTGTTGGTAAGACAAGGTAAAGTTCCCAAGCTGCCTGATGAACTGGTCAAACCTAAAATAGTTACAGGATTACAAGGTCTTGGTAGAGGTAATGATAGGAATAAACTTATAGAATTTATAGGAACTGTAGCTCAAGCACTTGGACCAGATGTAATGAGACAGTACGTTAATGTAGATGAAGCCGTAAAAAGACTAGCTACCAGTATTGGAATAGATACTGCTAACCTAGTAAAAACACAAGAGGAGATCCAAGCAGAACAAGAAGCTCTTGCACAACAACAGCTTATACAAAGTCTTGGACCTGCTGCTTTAGGTTCTCGTTTACTTGATCCTAAAGTAAATGCTGAAGCTGGTTTAGCTGAAGCACAAACACAACAACTACAACAAGGAGGAACCCCTGATGCCAACCAAGAAGCCTAAAGAAGAGAAGGAAAAGATTGCTCCTGAAAAAGCAGTCGTTAGTCCTATAGGAGAGTACGAAGAAAATCCTGTACCAGAAAAGTCAGGTGACTACGTTACTAAAAATGGAAACAAAATTCACTATAGTTAAAAGAAACCATTATGACTTCATCACAAGTACAAGTATCTGAAACACCACCAATGTCTCAACAAGATCTTGAAGGTCTTAAAGATGAGAATGGTTTGTATGCTGGCAAGTTTAAAACTGTAGAAGATCTTGCCAATAGCTACAAAGAATTAGAAGGCAAGCTTGGTTCTATTACAGAAGAAGCACAACCTAAAGAAACCACAGAAGAATCTACAGCAGAATCCACAGGAATACCAGAAGGATACGAAGACTATTATTTAGAAGATGGAACTGTAGATTATAAATCCGTAAATGAAAATTATGGAGAAACTCTAGGTCAAATATTTAAAGAAGGGCAAGTAGATCCTTATAAAATAAGTGCTGAGTTTCACAAGAACAAAGGAGAGATCCCACAAGAAATGTATCAGTCCTTATTGGATGCTGGTCTATCTAAAAATTCTATTGACTCTTACCTTACTGGTAGAGCAACTGAAATGGGATATAAGAATACTTCATCTGAAGAGGTTGCAGAGAAAGAAGTTCAAAGTATTAGAGACTCTATAGGTGGAGATGAAACCTATGGCAAGATGGTTTCTTGGGCTATGGATAATCTACCTCAACCAGAGATTGATGGCTTTAATGA